AAGCCTCGTATCAGCCAACTGGCGGCTTCTATCGACGCTGATGTGGCGAATGCTTATAAGAGCATCTTCCACAGCGTTGGCACCCCTGGCACCACGCCCAGCACGTCTCTCGTTCTGCTCCAAGCTCAACAAAAGCTGAACGAAAACGCGGCTGTGATGTCTCCCCGTTACGCCACGGTCAACCCCGCTGCTAACGCCGCGTTGGTCGAAGGCATGAAAGGTTTGTTCAACCCCACCGACACCATCAGCAAGCAGTTCAAGAACGGCATGATGGGCGTTGGCGTGTTGGGTTACGAAGAAATCAACATGTCCCAGTCGATCAAACAGCACACCACTGGTGATTGGGGTACGGGCATTGAAGTGGACGGCACGACCACCGCTCAAGGCACCTCGCAGCTCAACATCACCTTTACCGGCTCGAGCAAGACCTGGAAAGTTGGTGACGTGTTCACGATGGAAGGCGTGTACATGGTCAACCCGCAGACCCGTGAGTCGACTGGTTCGTTGATGCAATTCACCGTGACTGAAGATCTGACGGCCTCGTCTTCCGGCGCTCTGAAATTTGCCCCCGCTCTGTACACCTCTGCGCATGCTCTGGCGACCGTTACCGCCTTCCCGGCTGATAACGCAGACATCACCATGCTTGGCTCTGCTGCTACGCAGTACGCTCAGAACCTCGTGTACCACAAAGACGCGATTACGTTTGCCACCGCTGACCTGCTCCTGCCGCAAGGTGTGGACATGGCCTCCCGCGCTGTTCATAACGGCATCAGCCTGCGCGTTGTTCGTCAGTACGACATCAACAACGACCGTATGCCTTGCCGTATTGACGTGCTGTATGGCTACTCCGCCATTCGCCCGCAGATGGCTTGCCGTATTTGGGGCTAACTCATTCCTCCCCCGGTTCGCCGGGGGAATCTAACGATTGAAAGGATTAAATCATGGCTATTCCTAATGGTGCCGGTGGCTATCAAGTCGGATCTGGCAACAACAGCGAAACGATTCTTAGCGCTTCAGATGCTCCTCAAACGGCAACTGATACCGCAACCCTGACGGCTGCTCAGATTGTCAATGGTATGCTGGTGGCGACACCTACTGCCAACGCCACGCTGACGCTTCCTACGGCTGCTTTGATTGACGCCGCTGTCCCCAACGCTCGCGTTGGCAGCACGTTTGATCTGGCTCTGGTTAACGCTGCTCCGGCGACTTACACGGCGGCTTTTGCTCTCGGTACGGGCATCTCTAATGGCGGCAATGCAATTATTTCTCTTGCTGCTGCTACTAGCGCGTTGTTCCGTTTCCGCAAAACGGCTGAAGGCGCGTACACCCTGTACAAAATCGCCTAATAGCTTAGGGGGCTTCGGCCCCCGTTTTTGAAAGGACTTATCATGCCTAATACAAAAGCGATTGGCGTGGCGTATAGCGACCCTGAGTTTGAAAGTGTTAGGGTTACTGGTGCGGCAAGCGTTGCGTCGGTTTCTTCAACGGGAGCAGTGACTGCGTATAGCGGCACCGCTGTGCCCGCTGGTGGCACCGCAGGTGTAGGCTTCAAGCTGTCTAGCACGTCCAATCTTGGCGTGTTTTTTGGCTCTGGCGTTCCAACCTTGGCGGCTGCACAAGGCTCGCTTTATCTGCGCACTGATGGTTCTTCGACCTCGACTCGTTTGTATGTAAATACGAACGGTTCGACGACTTGGACCAACGTCACGACCGCAGCGTAATTTAGAAGGGGCTTCGGCCCCTTTTAAGTGGTTTTATAGGCAGTATCAAAACATGAATATTTATCTAAAGCATCCAATCCACGGCAACAAAATTGCCACGCTTGAAATGGAAGCTGTGTTTGATGAGGAACACGGATGGGTGCGCTATAATCCTAAAGAGCCTGAAGGTTCTGAAGAATCAATCGAAAGCGTTTCGGTTGTTGTGAATCAACTTCAAGCAAAGCGTAGAGGCAGGCCGCCTAAAATCGCAGCATAAAGGGGAGACAGATGGCATCAGCCGGTGATCTTATCAATGGCGCTTTGCGACTGTTGGGCGTGCTGGCTGAAGGTGAAACGCCGTCTGCCGAAACTTCCGCTGACGCTTTGAACGCCATGAATCAAATGATTGATTCGTGGAATACTGAACGTTTATCTATATTCAGCACGCAAGACCAGGTGTTCAATTGGGCGCCTAGCGCAATCAGCCGAACGCTAGGCCCTACTGGTGATTTTGTGGGCAACAGGCCCATTTTGCTGGACGACGCAACCTATTTCCGCGATCCCAGCACAAACGTTAGCTTCGGAATAAATATCATCAACCAACAGCAGTACGACGGCATCGCGGTTAAAACCGTGACCTCGACGTACCCGCAGGTGTTGTGGATCAATATGACGTATCCAAATGTTGAAATGTACATTTATCCAGTGCCCACAAGAACACTGGAGTGGCATTTCATCTCGGTTGAGGAGCTAACCCAGCCCGCAACCCTTGCCACTGACATTGCGCTGCCTCCTGGCTATCTGCGCGCGTTTCGCTACAACTTGGCGTGCGAAATGGCCCCTGAGTTTGGCGTAGAGCCTTCGCCACAAGTGCGGCGTATTGCGATGGTGTCCAAACGTAACATCAAGCGCATCAACAATCCTGACGACATCATGAGCCTACCGTATTCGCTGGTGGCGACCCGTCAGAGATTTAACGTGTACGCTGGTAACTATTGATGAAGACCCCGATCCTTGGCTCTAGCTACGTTGCCCGCAGTGTTAACGCTGCGGATAACCGTATGGTCAATCTTTTCCCTGAGATTGTGCCCGAAGGAGGTAAGGAATCGGCGTGGCTTCAGCGTGCGCCTGGGCTTCGCTTGCTGACTACGATTGGCACAGGGCCGATTCGCGGGCTTTGGACGTTTGGCGGGTATGGCTACGTAGTAAGCGGCACAAAGCTATACAAGATTACGACTTCTTATGCCGCCACTGAAATTGGCTCTGTAAGCGGATCCGGCCCGGTGTCTATGACAGACAATGGCACGCAATTGTTTGTGGCGTGCAATGGCCCGTCTTACATCTACAACGCCAGCACAGACGTGTTTCAGCAGATTACAGACCCGGACTTTCCTGGAGCTGTGACAGTCGCATACCTTGATGGCTATTTTGTTTTTAACGAGCCAAACAGCCAGAAGGTGTGGATTACTTCGCTTTTGGAAGGCACGCAGATTGACCCGCTGGATTTTGCGAGTGCTGAAGGTGCGCCAGATGTAATGGTGTCTTTGATCGTTGACCACCGCGAAGTTTGGTTGTTTGGCACGAACTCCGTTGAAGTTTGGTATGACGCTGGCACCGCTGACTTCCCCCTCGCTCGCATTCAGGGGGCGTATAACGAAATCGGATGCGCTGCCCCATATTCTGTTGCCAAACTAGACAACGGCCTGTTTTGGCTTGGATCAGATGCCCGTGGTAACGGCATCGTCTACAGAGCAAACGGCTACACCGGGCAACGCATCAGCACGCATGCTGTTGAGTGGCAGATTCAGCAGTATGGCGACATTTCAGACGCTATTGCTTATACATACCAGCAAGACGGTCACGCCTTCTACGTTCTAACGTTCCCAACAGCTAACGCCACCTGGGTGTACGACGCTTCGACCCAAGCATGGCACGAGCGTGCGTCATTTGTTAATGATGAGTTTGTAAGACACCGTAGCAACTGCCAGATGAACTTCAACAGCGAGATCATTGTTGGAGACTACGAAAACAGCAAGCTGTACGCGTTTGATTTAAACAAATACAGCGATGACGATGCAATCCAAAAGTGGCTTAGGTCTTGGCGGGCATTGCCTACTGGGCAGAACAATCTTAAGCGCACTACTCAACATAGCTTGCAGCTTGATTGCGAATCTGGGGTTGGACTGAATGGAAACGATCCTTTTGTCTTGCTATACCCTCTTGATACTGAAGCTGGCGATGAGTTGCTAACAGAAAGCGGGACTGAGATATTGGTTTCCGTTGAGACTGTTCAAGGCGCGGATCCCCAGGTCATGCTTCGCTGGTCAGATGATGGCGGCCACAACTGGAGCAACGAACACTGGCGCAGCATGGGCAAGATAGGTCAGACAGGCCGCCGCGTGTTGTGGCGTAGGCTTGGCATGACGATGAAGCTACGTGATCGCGTATATGAAATCTCAGGCACTGACCCAGTGAAAGTTGCCATTATGGGCGCAGAGCTTATTGTGAGCGCCACGAATGCCTAGTCCTTACAACATCAGCAACATTCCGGCGCCCAGGGTTGAGTTTATCGACCCTCGCACCGGGCTAATGGCTCGGGAGTGGTACAGGTTCTTTTTCAACCTGTTCAACCTGACTGGCGCTGGCACTACCGACACCTCGTTGGCGGATTTGCAAGTTGGGCCTCCTGGGGTTAACGATTTGCTTGGCGAGCTTGGCATCACTTATGACCAAGCGCAACTTGCGTCCATGATGGCGCAGTATGAGCAAGCTACCCGCAACATTCAGAACCAACTAGACACGGCGCCTGCTGCGCCCCAGCTTGGTACTTTGGCGGCGGAAAACGCAGACAATGTTCGTCTGATTGGGTTTTCTACAAACCCGTCGCCTGCGGTGCCTGACCCTGCGCCAACTGGCACGCTGTATTGGGACGGAAACTCCACGCTTGGCTTGCAGATGAACCAAAACGTGTTGGCCCGTATTGGGCAAGCTCAATTTGTGTACGTCAAAGCATCATCAGCCATCACCAAAGGCCAGCTTTGCAAACACACGGGATCTGTCGGAGCATCTGGCGTAATTACTGCTGCGCCAACAAGCACGAGCATGACCGACACTACCCAGATTATTGGGGTGGCAGCGCAATCAATCGCGCTCAATGACTTTGGGTTTGTTCAGACTGCCGGAGACGTCAGAGGGTTTAATTTAACTGGATCCAGCGTTGGCGAAGTTTGGGCAGACGGCGATCCGTTGTATTACAACCCTTCGTTTGTCGGTAGCTTTACCAAAACAAAACCAACCGCACCAAACCTTAAGACATACATTGGCGAAATCATTAACGCCGGGTCTGGCGGCTCTGGATCAATGAACATACACATTGTGTATGGATC